GGTAGTATTGTCCATTCCACACCTATGGCTGTTTCAAAGTCTCCATTTATGAACAAGTCAGTAATAACCGCGTTTGGGATGTAGTGAAGTAAATCCCGATCAAGATAATAACAGAATACATTCTTTATATCCCAGGGAGTCCCGAACCTTTCAGATCTCCAGTCACATTCTCTAACAAGTAGAGATTTCATTCTTCTAATAAGATCTGCGCTACCCTCTCCCGGGAATCTTTTCAACCCGGCAAAGAAGTAAATCACGATATCAATATAAGGCTCCTCTAGATCATCTAGAGTACCGTTTGTAATGTCTCGAACAAATTGATAGACATATTCAAGAGGATTCGCCAGAGCTCCGCAATTATAATCGTTTGGAAGAGTGATTATCTCATTAGGGGTAAAATCCTCTTTTCCCCAAAGAGCCTGATAAAACTCATCTGTCTTTGAGATTTTCGTTAATATCTGTTCATTTACTTCTTCTATTTGACTCATGTAGTCACCGTTGGGGTTATTGTACTAACCCTTGGAACTTGAGAAGCGAGAGTCACGACATTTCCAGGAGATCCATTTAATGTAAGAACTTCCACATCCAAAACACCATTTATCTGTTTTATCAGTCTGTTGACTTCTGACAATATAACATCAGAGCCAACCCATAAAGAATTTATATAATTAGTGATAGCATCGTTTATTACCAATGTCACTGAAGTTGGATCTGTTACATTAGGATCTATCTTGACTGTGTATGCCACTATTACAGCAACAAGACCGGCAGATAAGACTCTAAAGTTAATTCCAGCAGCCGCGTATCCCTGAGATTCGGCAGTATCATTTCCATATATTTTATTATAAATCTCTGTCAATTTTGCAGCAGGGACATTTCCTGATCCATCATCCACATACACTGTAAAATTATACAGTCCGGATTCAGGGGGGAAGTGATCGTCAACAAATCCTGATTGAATTGTATCTACAGTAACGGCAGCGGTAAAAATTCCATAACGGTTACATCCATCTAGACCAAGTATGAACTGAGTGAATCTGGCAAAATAATCAGAATTTGATTCTTTATTTCTTCCCCCGGAAGTCGCGGTATTATTGGTAACGGAATTAACACCAGGGACAGAAGAATTTAAAACATTAATCAATCCTATCTGTACATCGTATTTATTTCCGGCTTCATTGGCAATTATATTTGCTGCTCCAGAATCTGTATTCCCGATCAATATAGACACTTCATCCTGAGTGGTATAAAGAAGACCACTCGAAGTTCCGATAATGGTACCAATTGGAATGTCTATTTGTGTTACGGCTGCAACCTGAGAAGTAAACACGGCAGTACCGGAAGATTTTTCTTCTATTTTCCTCGAAAAGTCAAAAGACTGAAAGGGTATCTGTTCAAATTGCGTTTTAAACCCGCCCTCTGCTTTGACCAGAGCTTGGTTTAACTGGACCGACATTGCTTTGAACTGAGTATCAAGAGAAGAGTTCTCGTTTAGGTCTGTTATCTTAGACTGATTTGCGACAAAGAAATTCCTCATTTGAGTTAAAAATTGACTCTGTGTTAATATTGTACTCATATCGCATCCTTGTAAGTCACGGCAGTTTTTGTGATAGTATCAAACTTAAACTCTTGATAAGTTATATCACCATCACCGAAAAAATTCAATCCATACACATCTGTGATTCTTGGATCCTGAATCAGTGTTTCTTGTAGGGAAATTCCCAACAGTTCAAAAGGAGCTTCATTATTAAGAGCTGATCCTATCTGAGAAACAATACCATATGAACCATCTCTGATCTGTCTATCTCTTTTTTCTGATATTTTGAATATTACAGACTGAAGAACAGTTTCATCCCCTCCGGTAACTGCATAATCACTAGGATCTAAAACAAAACGTCCATCATCATCCACTTTTGCATCACGACCAAGAATATCATCCCTCTCTCCCGGTATATTATAAACAGCATTATTAGCATATCTTGTATTCGGGGATAGTATAGGCATATCAAGTATTGTTCCAGAAATTAATTCATCATTTGAATAAATCCCGTTTATAGCGGATATAATATCTTTCTGGTCCGGATCTCCAAAGAAATCTCTAGCCAATTTATCAAGCCTGGTATTACCTTGAACTACGACTGGAGTGAACCCATATAAAGGCTGAACTACTCCATTGACTGAAACCCCACCAATAGGTTCATATGAAGCTCCCTGCTTTGCTGTCTTCATGATTTCATTAAAAGGATTTTCTATATCAATTGTATTCTGGCTTAGCTCTGATACTGGATCTACGGTCTTTTCCCAATCGTATTTATCCAGTACAGCTTTCCCCTGTTCTGATGCTGAAGTTATCATATTCTCTGTCTTATCTCTCAGATCCACAAGTTCCACTCTAGCGGTTTCCAATGCATCGTAGGGAAAGGCAATTAATTGCAGCCCATCTGAAAGAATTTCTGAAGTGGAAGAAATAACACTATCAAACAACCCGCCAAGTTTTTGTTCATATTCAACTACAAGCTTCGTGAATGATGTTAACTGGTTTGTAAAAGACGAAACAGAAGCGAAGATATCAGTTATGTCCGTAACAAATTCAAAATTATCAGAAAGGAACTTATCTAGATTAGCATTGAATTGATCTACTGCATCCGTAACGCTATCTATAGCTTCTCTGACATTACTTAAGAAGCCTACCGCGTTTTTAGCCAGTCTTGGATTAAAAGTGCCTAATGGTCTGATACCTGTCAGGCTGATTGAATATGGATAAAAGAAAGGTTTTACAGCACTTCTTCTAAGGGCTGATTCATCAAGAACAACTTCCCACGCTTCGGAGTATTTTGCTACCTTCTGAATATTTGACGTTCTGAATATATTAACAGTTCCCTTGTGTGTAAGATCATAAAATTTCATTATATAATTTTCATTCTTAAGGGAGTATCGTTCTATTCGATTCCTAAATTCGAAATATGAATCTTGACCAGAAACATTTCGGGGAGTTCTGGCATTGCCTAAAATCGTCAATCGCGATTCATCGTTCCCTGTTTCACCGTTTATTGTTATCTGAGCACCATCAAGACCATAATTATCTATAAAATAACCACCTGGAGTCTGTGTTTTAGTGACTCTCTGAGGCTGTATAATATCTATTGATGATGGAGGAACAGAGAAAGCCATGGATTCTTGCAAGAACTGAGCTTCTCCTGCAGAGTTAACGTTGTATATTTCGAAGTATATAGATTGTTTGTATAAATCTGGAAAAGCCATTAGTTACCTCTCACTTTATCTTGTCCTGAATCTGTTATCTCTACATTCGCTGTAAACGGTACAGTCGGTGGTGGAGTAGATGGGGGGACATAAGCCCCGGTCATGGAACCAGTATCATTCTCTCTTATCACAAATTTACTGTCAACTTTATTTTTTATAGATGTGAAGTTTATTGTTCCAGAACCGGAAGCAGATCCAGGAGTTCCCGACGAGTGAGTTCCTCCTAAAAATGTAAATGATATAGGTCCTGAATATACCCACTCTCCAGAAATAAGGCGAACTTTGCTTGATGGAGGAGTTGTTATTGTAAACGTCCCTCCTGAGATCGGAGAACCGGGGCTATGATCTATTGTCAATCCTTCAAATCCTAAATACTCCATTATTGTAAAACCTCAAGATTTTCATTTAAAACTAAGATTGTGCCGTTATTTCTTATAACATTCCCCTTGAAATCTGTCAAAGAGAATTCCTCTGCATCAGGATCGACAGTTAAATTAAAGCCCTCATTTACAAAAGTTACTTTTCCTGTTTCCTGGTCATATGTCTGAGTCCAACCACCTAGTAGTTTTTTTGTTCCTGCTGGAAGGTCATCTACGACATTATCATCCGTATAGTCGAGTTCGGCCGGTTCTATATATCCCGAGTTTAAATCTTTTTCCGGATACAAAACTTTTACATATGCTCCAATCTGAGGATAGTCTATCCCACCGATTACAGGATCTTTTGAGGGATAGTTTTTAGATGGGATTTTTAGATTCGTTGCTAAGAATCCAGTCACTAAGGTTACATTACAAGTCCCGTTTTCATTATTACTGTCAACTATCCCATAAGTGATAGATAAGCTTCTGTGATAGATCGTAGAGGATGCGTTAGTCTGTTTTGTGGGAGTCGGTCGCGCATTTACAATAATCTTTTTCACAACTTACCAGCCTCTTGGAATATATCCTGTTCTGATTGTACCAGTTTACGTCCAAGTTGTGAAATCTTTTTTATCTGAGGAGTTGTAATTGTTTTACCCTCAATAGTTATTTGCTTCTGTCCGTATTCATATCCCCTGGTAACTGAATAAGTTGAAGACATTATTCCCGGGTATGCCATTTTTCTCTTTATCCCCTCGACATAAAACTCTATAGAATAATTAGAACCTTTAAGATACT